TCAAACCCTTCTACAGGTTCTTTTCCAAGTGCTATTCTTGCTTCATTTGCTGAAAGTATTCCAGTATTTACAAGAGTTGCATAATAAGCTGCTTGGTCTCTTAATTCAGGTTGTAGAGCAGGAATACCTGTTACATCTTCATTAATTGCAAAACCAAAGTAGCGTTCTACAGCATAACCTATTTTTCTAACAATCGGTAAGATAGTTTCTAAATAATACAATCTATGATTTGGTCTTATGTTTGCATTATTACCACCATCCATAAGAATAGGTGGTATACCCATTGCTTCTAAAATAATTCTTTCGTTTGACTTGATTCCTTCTTGGAAATCTAATTCTTTAAAGTTAATTTCAGTCAAATTATCAACTTCTAAACCACCATCTAAGAAAAGAGGTCTTCTACCTCCTGATTGTGGATTGTATCTTGCAACCCATGCTTGTAACATTCTTTCTTTTATTTTCTCAGAAAGAGTGTTTGGTGATTTTAGTACTAAACCTGGTACAGCTCCATTTCTAAAGAAGTTATCTTGGAAGTTTCTCATGCTTCCAAGTAACTGCATAGTTCTATATGCTGGTTTTAATCTAGGAACTCCTCTATAAATAGAATTGAAACTGTTTTCTTTTATGTGTATAATTTCTTTCGGACTATAATCTATGCTATTGTCAAATGAATATTTTTCTACATAAGTATCTGTATCACTATAAATAGTCATTTTATCTGCTGGTAAATGATACAGATGGGCGCCATCAAAATATATAAAGATGTTGCCATCAATAAGTAAGTCAATAATTAAGTTTCTTTTAAAAGTACTAACATCTTGAAAAGGGTTAGGTTCTTTATTTAAAAGAATATCAACTCTTGATCTTCTTATATTTTTAATTATGTTATTGATTCCCTGTATTTGTTCTCCAACTGAGAAAGGTATTTCAGCAACATCGTCAACAATCATATTTACTGCTCTGTTGACTATTTCTAAAGTTTCGTATGCGTTACGGTAATTTGTTACGATTTCACGAGAATCAATGGTCATTCCCTCTTCGCGGGAAATTACATATTGAGCAGGATTAAGTTTCTCCTCATCTGCTTGAGGAGTTCTGCCTAATAATCTGTCATACCATGCCATATTTTTCTCTCTGTTTCTCGACCCAATGTTTTTGTTTCTCTGCTGTGATCAATTTGGGTCGCTTACCGTAAATTGAATGTAGTCGTAAGTGATGCTTATGACAGAGAGTTACAGCATAATTGTATACTTTATCGTAATTTTCATCAATAAAGACTTCACGAATCTCTAGTATGTCTTGTTCATTTGTTATAATAATCTTTTTCTGTTTTAGCCAAGTTTCTAGTAGTTCGGTGAGTCCATAAAAATGATGAAAATCTAAATTCTCACTGCTTTCGCAGATGTAACAATTACTTGCTTTTTTATATTGTGATTTAGCTTTGTCTCTTACGTATTTAACTAAATCTCTTTTTAAATTCATATTTATACTCTTAATTAGAATTATACCAAAAAGTCACATCATATGTCAAGAACTGTTTTTTACAGGTCTTATTAAAACGAAGTGACACTAGTTTCAAATGTATAGAGTGCGTATCGTAAAGCATCAGCCATATGCGATGCCATGTCATGTTTTGGTTTCTCTTTCATAAGATTTGGATTTGGATCCCACTGATACTGGTCTAAAGCCATTAGCACTTCTTTACATTTTTGGTCAACGAGTAGCTTGTCATTATCTACAATCCCTGCTACATGTCCTATACCATCTAATACTGATTTCTTTGCATTAATAGTACTAATATCATAGTTTTGTGCAAAGTCGTATCTTGTTTGTTGAGCTGCAGAATCAATATAGATATAGTCTATATCCCATTTACGAATTAACTTCTGAATCTGCACCGCGTGTTGTTCTGTAGTTCTTTCTGAATCATAGTACTCATCTAGTACATGATAAGTTTCGGTGTCCCAATCATATGCAATAACACAAAATGCTGTCGGGTCTTTATAACCTACGTCAAGTCCCGCAAAGACATCCATTCTGCCTGTTTCTATTTCTTCAAAGTTTCCAATACATTGTTCATGATTGAATCTCCATATCTGGCCTTCAAATACATTGAAATCTGCAAGATATTCTTGGTTAAATTCTGCTTCAGACATCGTTTTCTTTGCCTCTTTAATATCGTCTTCGGATACACGAGGATTTTCATGCCAAGTTGCTTTTATACTACACCATTCTGGAAACTCGTCTGAATATCCACGATAGTAAAATTCCGCAAAGTAGTTATTACGTCCACGAGGTGTAGAAATAAAAATTGCTTTGGAATAATATTTATATAGTGTAGGAAGTAGTGAAAAATTG